TCGGCTTTAGCTTTGTTTACCCCATCAACCAACATGGCCAAACTTTCGAAATCCTCTTTGGTAATTGCTACTCCCAAAGTCTTTACACTCAAAGGTATGTGTTCCTTGAGCATGGTAAAGTTTTCATAGTTTGAACCACCTCCGGCATCGTAAGCATTACTTACGGTAGCATCAGTAATTGAAGAAGAGATTACTGAAGGTACAGAAGTAATAGTATTACTCTTTACATTACCCTGAGTACCATTGGTTAAGTAGAATACCACATTGGTTATTTTTGCTCCTGCTGCAGGCTTCTTACCAAAGGTACCATCCCCAAACATTATATAAGGATTAAGTGCCTCATCTACTGAAACCATAAAGTGTTTGTCTGTAGGTTTGGATTTTGCAAATGTATCTACTAATACCCAAGTTTCCCCACCTATCTGCAATGACATAGAACCTTGTTCATAATACTTACCATTGGGTAGAGTACCAAGATGAATTATAACTCTATCTCCAGTGGGTATTACCATATTATTGAGAGCGCTTGCAGTATACTTCTCATGTTGTATAATTGGTACTTTACAAGTGGTTACATTTGAATACCAAGTTACGTCTCTGGCAGATAACCAGGAATTACCACTAGAATCTGTAAATAAAGTTCCTTGAGGTATAGTTAATTTAGCTCCGATAGAATTACCAGTAATACTTCTGGATAAGATTACATCTACTGTAGCAGCAATTGCTGCTCGAGCATGATAATCTACCAAAGCCCCATGTTTAACTACCGAATCATACCTTCTTGCAGTAGATAGGAAGGTTTCCCTTGCCATATTATCTACATAATAGTGAAGTACTTCGGCAATTGCCGCAAACAATGAGAGGATGATAATTAAGATGTTCCCCTCCGAATAATCCGTTATGAGTTTCTGACCCTGAGGGTCTTTAAGTCCCATAAGGGATTCAACCAGCTTGGCCTTAATCTGTTGATAAGACCTCTGGTATGGGTTAAGCCATTTATTTGTGATTCCCATATTATTGTGTATTTAATGAATTATCCGACCGGTCATAGGTGATATCGAGGTACTGACTAGAATTTGTTCCATTTACTACATATGTTACTTCTATGTGTATTTTTGCATCAACTCTAGTAACGGTGATATTTTGGAAGGTTATCCTTTGTTCCCAAGCACCTATGGCCTGTTTTAAAAACTCTTTAATTATAAAACTTAGGGCTTGTGAGTTTGGTTCCTCAATACATTGCCATAGTTTACTACCAAAGTTTTCCTGTCGAAATCTCTGGCCTATCATGTAGTATAATATCGAACTTATATTATCTCTGATAAGTTTGAAATCTCCATTTACTGGGTACCAACCTCTTTCACCCTTTTCATTAGTTGTAAGTTGGATAGGGTAAGTTACACCTATACCAACTAAGTCTGTAAAGTAATTCTTTTCCATTAGTGTATGCAGGTTTTATCCTCATAATCGTCTACAACGAATTGTGAGAAAGGTTTAATTACTTGAGTTAAAGTTGGACCCGAAGAACCTGGTCCAGTAGTTACACCTGAGTGTACATGAGAATTGAACATACTACGAAGTTGTTCTAGTTCTTTAATGGTTTGGTTTAATTTTTCGGTTAATTGAAAAATATTGATTACTCCACCATTTTCTCCAGTATTAAGTATCACTGAATCGCCAGAAGATACATTTATATCTCCCTCGGCATTTATTACTATCTCTTTCTCCGAACGAACATTTACAGGCCCATTGAAATGTAAATTGAGCTCTCCGTTATCATCATCTATAACTATTAGATTTCCTTCAGGAGTAATTATCCCCATTTTATGGGGGCCATCCAAAGGTTGAGGTATTTGGCTCATTCCCCAACCATGGTATTCCCAGAGTGGTTTAGTTGGGTCTCCAAATTCAAAAGTAACAAATACCGTATCCCCAACTTTAGGGGCTAAGAATTTGAAACCAGAACTAATTGAACCATGTTGTCCTTTAGGATATGCCCAAGCAAATACTCCCCCCATTACCTCTGGAACACATACCTTTACTCTATTCATATGTTTCTCTACATCGTCATTATCAATAACAATGCCTCGATAAACAGAGTAATACCGACCAAGACCCTCTAAGCCTTCGTCGGTTATTATCTTTGCTGTTTCGTAACTCATACCCTTATTTTTCTACATAGATTTGACTTGCAATTCGCTTATGCCTTTTAGCTATGTCTCGATATACTCGTTTAGCTATGGCCAGATAATTAAACTTAACCCTATAGTCTTCAGGCACTTGAATTTGTTTAACTGATATCTTGCCCGGGATTAACTTACCCTTAGAGGTAACTGTATTACCTGTAGATAATACTATACCCTCTGCCAAGGCTTGAGGATTATCGGCATTTACTTCAGTATAATAAGCCTTCTTTCGAATAAACTCAGCTTGACCCCTGATATCAATTATGTCCCCCTTATCATTCAAGAAATGCTCATTGTAATATACCTTCTCATTATAAGTAAAATTAAGGTTAAGATTTTGAGAAGTGCTTAAAGCTTTTTTATCTTGACCTTTACTGGTTTTAGCATTAGCTTTAGCATCATTAGCTACAATATTTTGAGTAGATAAATCAGTCTTAGAAGTTACAGAACCTGATTTAGAATTATTCTTTACTAACTCCATATTAGTTATATAACCTTGCCCAGCATCCATAGAATGAGTACACTGTTTTATATACCAAAGCCCTGACCAACGTTTCCCTACATTATCTATTCGGATTATTTGGGAAGTTGCTAGCATAGGTCTACCCACTACCTGAAGTTGACCTACTAACCTTTTCTCAGTTTGCTTTAAACCACCATTGGCATTAGCATTAGCTGCCCAAGCATACTTATCGGCACCACCGTATCTACTAAATAAATTATGGTAAAGTTTATAAAGAGGTACCTTGAGATTTACCCTTTTCATATGTCTTACCTTAACCCTCTTACCATATTGATCTTGACCATAACCCTTAGTAGTATCAACTTCCATATCGGATAATACTTCAGTATAGGGGTCTTTCTTTAAAGCTTCGAAACCTCTCTCTGAAGCAGGTAATACTCCAGCTTGAAAATTGATACCAGAAGCTATACCCGCTCCTGCTTGTTTAGAGGTATAACCTTCTGGGTCATAATCTAAGGGGTCTACATACTCTTCTACCATAAATTCCATACCATCTTCATCTTCGAAAAGATACATTTCGCATTCTAATAGCTTCTTAAGATTAGCTTCTAACTCTTTACCATTTTTAGAATTTTTTAGTATTTGCTTAAGGGCATTCTTCTTATCATCAGGTAACTCATTAGCTGCTTGATTAATGGTAGCTCGTACTTCTTCGGTAGACATTTCATCGAATTTTCTTTGCTTACCTGCTTCATAAGCACCTACTGGACCAACTGCTTCATATTCCTCTACCCGCTTTTTATATTCTGCAGTTTTTTCCATGTTATACTGAAGCTGAGTGTCCCAAGCATCCATTACCTCTGTAGGAGTAGTAGGATGACTTCTATAATCTTCAAACCCATTGCCAGTAATATTAGACACCATAAGGTTATCTACCTGAGCCACAGGAGGTCTTAAAGCTAATGGAGGTTTATCCTCTGGCTCATTTATATTAGTTGATAATACCGATAAATCTTTACTATCTGGGTCTAGAGATGGAGCTAATACTGCTTTAACTCTTTTAGTTATTTCCTGAGTAGCAAAAGATACTCTAAGTACTTCCCCATTCTCTCCTTGATATGTATAAGTACATACCGGTTCTTCATGGAATTTCCGATTATGTATATAGATAACACCATCCCTTGAATCCACATACCATGGCCCATTAGTATACCCTTTCATCTTCTGTTCTAATTGAACTAAGACGTTCTTGCCCACTAATCCAAAGTCACTATCAATTAAAGCTTTCAAGTCTTCTGGCATAGCTACTTCTGCTACTCCACTGTATTTGTTAGCATAGAGTACTTTACCAGTAGTAGTACGGGTATTCTCTGTGGGTACCTGTAGTGACTCGTATACTTTATTACTTATTATCTGTTGTTCCATTACTGAAATATTTCTATGATTACACCAGTAGCATTCCCACAACCATTGTCTAAATAGGTAGATAATTTATAACCTTCCATGTCCGAATGAACATAAGCAGGCTGATATCTTAAATCCCCTGAAGAATCAATGCACTTAATAGTTACATGAGTACCTGTAGAATCGAATACGGCTTCGAACTCTCTTACCTTAATTATTTTTATGGGCCCAGATATAAATTGGCCATCAGGGTATATATATCCCCATTGAAGACAAATGTTTTGGTTCTCTTGAATCTCGGCAATATCTACAGTATCAGGATTACCCGTATCGAAAGTAATGGTAGCCAAGTTTTCTTTTTCTTCATCATATCTATAACTCCAGGTACTTATATACGCTCCAAGGGGTATACCTGTAATGGGATTCATTATAGGCATACCTCCAAAATTGAAAAGGGCCAAATAAGGTTGACCCATTCCATTATATAATATAGGTTTCTGTTTAGCTGCCATAAGTCGGTATTCTTATTAGGTTTCCCATTTCTAATTCCTTAAAAGGATTCAGTATCTTATTAGCTTCAGCTATAATGTACCACTTACCAGAATCACCATAATACCTGAAAGCAATGTTTTGCAGAGTTTCCCCATCTTTAACGGTATGTTGAATATCGTTAGAGGATTCCGGTACTACTGGAGGTTTAGCTTCTAAGGAATAATCCCCATCGTTGTATTTCAGAGCATAGGCATTATTATATGGGCTAGCTCCCTTTAGGTATTGGTTAACATCAATCATATTTAATACCTCCTGTCTTTTTAAGTGAATCGGAATTTATAAAATCTCCATAGGATAAGTTATATGCACTTACTCTCTTGAAAATCAATTCTTGAGTTGCTGCTGCAGGCAATAACCTACCATTACCAAAAGTAGCTGGCTTTCCGGGTATCCTTATTCGATAACCGTTCTGAAAGTTCTTCAGAGTATAAGTTGCTGAGGTAAGGATATAATTGTGGTTATCGAATATACCAGAATCCCCCCACTCAATCTTAACAATCGGAGGAGCAGCCTGGTAACCATTAGATTTAGACCATGCCTCTAATAACCTACATTTATTGATTACCTCTTCTGGATTTTCTGGGTCATTACAGTACCAAGACACATTGAATTGAATAATGTCTTCAGCTCCAGTAAAGTGATACATTGGTACATTGCGACCCATTGATTTAATGGTTGCCCATGTAGTTTCTCCTCTGAAGTCCAACTCTGGAGGTCTATTCTGTAGGGTAATATATTGAGTAGGGTTAACAGTCATGTTATATATCCTTACCTCATTCTGATATATAACATCTGCTTTAGCCTCGAAGTTTCTGTAATTAGTAGTATTCTTATTCCCCTTTGCTGGGTCTACTCCCTCACTCTCCTCTAATCTCGGGAATTGTAATTCCATTCTCCATTTAGCCTGGAGTTGTTTGTTTAGAATAGGGTTCTTAGACGATATTTGAGCTTCTCCGATTACTCCATTGGGAGTATAGAGTTTACCCTTTTGAGCATCATCTTTGGGAAGAGTAGAAAGAGTTCGATTGAGTAATATCCGAGCTCTCCATAGTTTATTTAATGGACCCGTAAGAACACCTGCTGTATCTCTTGTAAGGTCATTGTACTTTTCAACAGCCTTACCTGCTGCTTTATTTAATACTCTAGCCATAGTGTTTTAGTTTTATATTCCCATTACAAATGCAGCTCCAGTAAAATCTTGTTGAGAACCTGGAGCATAATCTCCAACTGCTTGACCATCTACTGAGATATTGATACGAGAATCTCTCATACCTTCCTTGATAGCTAATCTAACAGCATTAATAAATCTCTCTTCATTCTGGGCTCTAATGGTAGTTGGGTCTTCTTTCTCTTTATTCTGAGCTTCAGTATTCCTATCTACTGAATTACTAAGGTAACTAATACCCTCAATTAATAAAGGAAGACCTACAGTAATTGTTAATCCCCAGGGTCCACCGAGTAATCCCATAAGTCTACCACCTATAGAGGTTAAACCTTTTATAGCACCTTGCCTAGCCACTTGACTACCAACTTGGGCACCTGCTCCAGCTAAAGCCCCTCCAGCTAAATTACCCGCCATAGTAGTTGCTAATGGTACTCCAGGATTTGGTGTCTTAACATATCTTCCGGTTTTAGTGTTATAAAATCTACTAGCAAAATTCATACCAATACCGCTTGACATCATTTGGAGTTGAACCATGGTTCTCATAAGGTTAACTATTCTTACCATGTGTGCTTCCATAATGGCAAACTGAGTATTAGTTTTTATTGCTGCAGCAGACATACCTTCAGTAGAAGCAGTAGCAATAGTCTGTAAATACCCAACAGACCTAATAATACCTCTTACAGTATTAAATCCTGCAACAATAGTACCTACTACTACTCCAGTAGCAGCAACTCTAAGACCAAAACCTCCAACCCAAGTTTCTGAGATAGAATTAATTACTTTGATTATAGAGTTACCCACCTTTAGTACTGGGGTAAAGATTCTACCCAAAGCCGCACCTGCTGTAACTGTTAAGTTCTCTATACTTGATTCGAATTGGTCAATTACACCTGCATCGGTTTTAAGACGTTCTTCATTGAGTCGATTTACTGCCCCAATGTTTTGGTCATAAGTAGCAAGTATCTTACCCATCTTATCTCTACCAGAAGCAATATCCCTAAGTACGGGGAGCATACCACGATTACCCCGAACTCCAAAGATATTGAAGAAAGTTGGTGTTTCGATTCGTGAAGGTAAATCTACTGCGGCCTTAGCAAACTTCTGATAGATAGTGTAAAGGTCTATAAGGTTACCTTGAGCATCGAAGAATTCATCGGGACTTAAGCCCAGGTCTGCTAAAGCGTTATAGCCTTTCTTTTTTTGATTAACAAGAGAGAGTTGTAAGTAACGAATCATATTAGCCAGAGAGGTACCTGCCATAGAACCTTGTATACCCATGTCACCCAATACACCAATAGCAGCAGCCGTTTGCCGAAGGTCTACTCCAGCAGTTGCCATATCTGCTCCTGCATAAGATATGGACTGGGCTAAGTCTGTTAAAGATATATTTGCATTAGTAACTGCAGTATATAAATCATCTGTTACTCTAGCGGCTTCAGTCATTGGGATTTGGTACATTGACATGATATTAGTCATCAAGTCAGCTACACCACCTTTCTGTCCCACTGGCATTGTAAAGATTGAAGCCAGCTTGGATGCTGGCCCAATCATTTCTTTAATAGCATCGAATTTATTACCTGCCATAGCCAGGTATCTTTGTCCTGATGCAACATCCGAAGCAGTAAGAGGAGTTATCTCATTGACATCTTTTGCCAATTGTAACATTTCTCTTTGTTCTGCAATGGTAGCACCAGCAATTTTCGAAGCAGTCCAAACTTCATTCTGAACACCCGCAGAGTATTTATAGGCCCTTGCCATTCCCCCTACGAGCTGCATTCCGAAGTCCATTGTATTGGAAGCTGACATCTGTATACCTCTATTCCAGGTATTCATATCATTCATCATTGTTCTGAATGACCCAGATATCTTGCCAGCCTCTTGAGAGAATCGGTCTTTTAAAACCATGGCAACACCGACCTCTACTATACTCCTACTGGTATTCATAATTTACTTTCTTTTCTTTAATTGTTTATAATATTGCTCGGCCATTTCCTTGAATATTTTCCTTATTCGGTACGGAAGACGTAAAAAGCCGAAATAGTCTAAGGCTATCTCGGCTCTGGTGATATAAACAAAATCACTCTCTAACATTACTCTTCCGTCAGGTAGAAAAAATTCGGTGCCCAAACTATAGGATAAGTTCTTTCTTCTCCGGTGGTTGGATTAGTGATATGGGATTCACCTTTGAAGATAGGGTCCATAGATAAGATATGCTTTCTCATCTCAGCCATATCCTTTGCAGTAAACGGAGTAAAGTTTTCTACCGTCTCCCAACTACCATCAACCTCTAAGTGAAGATTACGGCAAAGAAGAGGAGCATTCTTAGTTTGTTTATCCAAAGGCAACTTCATGAACTCTTGTTCTCCCTTACCAGTCATACAATCGAATTTAATTCTCTTGCCAGATGAAAGAGTGTATTCATGGTCTACCAATCTAACTCCCTCTGGATAATAAGGGATAGCATCTGGCTTCTGATTTAAATCCTCTACAGTTGGAGCAGTACCATAATCGAAAAGGAACTCATGAAGGTCTTGGCCATAAGTAACTTTACCTCCATTCTCTTTGCCCCAATCATATTCAAATTCTACTTCCTCTCCCAATGAGAAGATACGAGAATTGAAGATAATAGCATAACGGTCATTGACTGGTAAGTTAAGGGCATCATCTACGGTTAATTTCCCATTAGGGGTAGCAGTAGTTCTAATTACGATTGCTGCAATGAACTTGGTAAGGTTCATCAAAGTCTTCATGTCTGAAAGGTTACTGAGAATATCTTCATCAGCACCATTTTGTTCTCTGATTTCATATTCGAAACCAGAAGGTCCGGTAAATCTAAATGTTCTAAATTCCATAATTTGATATATTTAATGTTTACAAATGTTCATAGTACTCCGTATAACAACAAGAAAGGGGTGAGCTCCTATCACAGGAATCCCACCCCTCCACCGAATCTTAGTGAAAATAGACTAAGGAATTAGTATTTATCTGCAGTACCAACTGAGAACTCTATGGACTCAATGGTATTCTCTGAAGCCATTCTGTCCAAGTCTAAGCCGGTAATCTTACATGGCCATACCTCTTCGAAGACATGGGTATTAAGAACTGAGACTCCATCTTCGGCAAGTTCGTTTACAATTGCCGTTTCCCAGTATTGGCTTGGTACTAAACCACCACCAACTATGTGGTCCTGGCAAGAGTATAGCCAATCATGAAGCCATGTATCGGAACCTGCAGTAGTCATAAGTTTCTCTACGATAAGATTACCTATAGTAACCCTACCTGCAGTTTTAACGTCTCTATTGACGTCCCCATGAGCAACCTGGTCAATTTCAATATCTGGCAAAGTACAACTTTGAAACAGATAAGTATTGATAGGGTGTTTGGGGAACATGATGCTCCACAAGAATTTCTTCCGTGGGTTTTTTACTTTTGCTCCCATTGTGTTATGAGTTTATAAGTTATTACTTGTTTCTACGATTGATACTGCCTTAGAAGCTGCATCGATTACAATCTCCATAGTTACCTCTTGCATAGGAACTACATCCTTATACTTAAGGATAGCACGGTACTTACCCTGACGAGCATCTGCTTCGTTATTAACCGAAAGGTCATCCCAAGAAGTTGCATCTTGGTCACCCATCCAGGTATACTCGGTCATAGCATCTTCGTCTACCAAAGAATCCAAGGTAGGTTTAACCTCCAACCAGATTCTCTTCCAAGTACTCCAAACGTTTGGTTCTTCGATATATTTGTTGAGTACCGGGCGAAGGAACTTCTTCAGGTAAAGGTTCAGTCTTACGATTGAAAGGAATCTTTCAGAATCCTGTTTCACTTGAGAAGAGAAGCAATGCCATAGCATGGTTTGCTTACCTGCATCTGGAGTATCTTTGATTACCATCTCATTGATATAATTCTGAGCAAGAGTGTTCAGTTCGTTATATCGAGAAGGAGAACCATAGTTGGGGCATACTGGACCAACTGCATCTCCAATAACCCCTCGGTTCATACCAGCAAAAGATTTCCAAGGACCATATTGAGTAGCAGAGGCATCTCCCAAACCAACAATAGTACCCACTACATCGGAATCCTGAAGATTACCGTTTTCGTTGTAGTACTTAAGTCCACCACCAAAGTAGGCAATGTACTTAGAGTTACCTACAGTACCAAGGCAAGTCTGTACCCAAGTTACCTGAGCTTTGTAATCTCTTGCCTGAGTACCTTGAGTATAATGGGTTAAATGTTTGGGAACTTCGATATACAGTACCCATTCCATCAATTCCTTTGCCATATCTGCAGCAGCCTTATATACCTTGAGTACATCTGAATCGGTAGTAAGGTGTTGAGAGATATGTGAAATAAATAATTGGTAGAAGTCGGTGTAATCTTTTACCAAATCCAAGGAAGTAATCCATTCTTCGGCAGTTGGAGTGGAACCTGCACTACCGATAGTACCATTAAACAGTTTCTCTGTTTCGGAGGGTGCAGCATCTCCCACGGTAATAGTGATAGCATTCTTAGTACCATCAATATCATCGGTAAGCCACTTAATTAGGTTTTCAAAAGAGGAACCTGCAGTAATTACCGGCTTAATATATTCCGAGTTCTTAGCAAATGCACTAAGAGCAAGGTAATCTACCGAAGTGTTATTGTTATCATCGGCAGTTTTGTAGGTTATTACTGGGCCCTGTTCAAGTACTTGCCCATTAGCTGAATATATTTTATAATACAAGGTATTAGCTTGCTTATAAAAACCAACCTGGAAAGTATTTGCACTACCAATTGGATCTCCATATCCCTTGGTTACTAATCCAAAACTATAAGTAGTACTACCAGATTTTAAAGTAATCAAAGCAGAGGGTTTAGCTGGGTCAGTTACAGCAGAAGCAACTGAGATTTCATCTTCTGAATCTTTAGCTTTTCTTGCCGCAGCCGGAGAAGCAGTTACTGTACCTTGAGTAGCTCCTTTGCCAAGTACTCGAATAACACGAAGCTTAGAACCACCTTGCAAAGCCTTTTCGATATTTGATACAGAACCATCGGGTACAATTTCAGAACCATAGATTCTTTGGAACTGAGAGAATGTAGAGATGATTTCTGAAGGGTCATCGTATGGACCTTTAGTAGTTCTAGCCAATACACAAGAAACTCCTAACATGGGAGTAGTTTGAAGAACATTGTTGTTCTTAAACTTAAAATCAACATGAGGTGAAGTTGGCATAATTCTATTGTGATTAAAGTTAATTACTCGTTTAATTTATACCCTAGAGTATTGTACCTATACCTTAGGTACTTTTAACTCTAGCATCTCATTTTCGTTTTGTTCTAACAATCCAATAAGAACCGATATATCCTTGATAGGTGTAAGAGTACCTTCTCCCAAAGCTTTTTCTGGAAGAATACCGTCCTTACATACATAGGTGTATACCTTCTCAAGTATACCATGCTCTACATCTGGATGGTCATAATAATTACCAATCTCAATGAATAGGTTTCCGGTAGGAGCAAGCCTGCCCTTTTCCCATTCCTCTAAGTCATTGAAGTATGGTCTCACGTATCCTCTAGCAGGTAAGCCAGTATATAAGATTGTATGTAGCAACCTCATATCGGCTTGTGTTTGAGAAACTAGATGTACATCTATGGTAATATCTTTAGTTTCATAAGGAAACTCTGAAGCTTGGTAATTACCATCCTCAAGTTTATCACCAATGATGTATTTATTCACACCAATATCTCCAGCATAATAACCCTGTAGTTCTATGGTTATTCTTGGGAGAGTCTTTGGGCCTTTTACTTGATTATTCCCTATACCAAAAAGTGGTATAAACTTCTTCATACCTTTGATTGCCTCTTGAAATCTTTTTTCGTTTTCTTGAGACAAAGGTAAGAAGTCTTCTGGGTTTAAGGTAAGACCCATTTCTAACATTGTACTAAGTAGAGAAATATAAAAAGTTCTTTCTACTATTTCTTCTGAGTTTACCATTAAAGTCCTAATCTAATATTTAATTGAACACTTTGATTGCCATTGTCATTAATATACCCATTATAAGTTACCTGAATACCTCCAAAACCATTCATTATGGTTTGTAAATGACCAACACAATTTAATTCACTAACCCATTGAGTAGCAATATTTGAAGGATAATCGGTAAGCCATACTTTAAAGGGTATTGGTTCAGAACCAATACCTCCAGGGAATTGACCCTCTATTGTCTTACTTATATCGGTTATCTTAAATTGTTTTATAAATTTAGCAACTTGAATACCGTTGATAAGGTAGTACTGATAACCCTTTACATTACTAATCTGAGCAGTACTAGTATTTTGACCAAGATTTGGGAATGGTATATTCGGGGTTGGTTCAAAGCCATACTTAGTAGTTCTAGTACCTGGAGATTGAGTTATATTTAAAACTATCTCAGTGTTAGGTTCTTGCTGTGAGATAATCTTAACTATAGCAGTTCTTTCCAAGGGGTCATAGTTACTGGGGTTATGTTCTTGATTAGTAGATTTAGTTTTGATAGTAAGCTTACCTGCGGCATTAGCTTCTCCAATTTCTTGGGTTACCTCTAACCAATCTGAGGAGCTTTCAACTTTCCAATCTACAGCACGATATTCATCTTGAGGCTTATTATCGATAAACTTCTGTTGGTAACTGTATACACCTATTTCTAGGGTCTCACCCCTTTTAGTACCATCGAAAGTATGGGAAGTAGTTTCTGGAGTGATACTAAAATAAGTTCCCCAGGTCTCTACTATTTTAGGAGCGGCCTTTTGTACCAGAGTTACTTCCCTTTCTACACCCTGAACTACTACCTTGAGAACCTGCTCTTTTATATTATTCATGTCTTCGTTTACTGCCTTAGGCTTTACCCTAATAGTTGCAGTACCAGTTCCGGATAATGAAGATATTTCAAAGTCTGCTGCCATTTTTAACTTTCATTATTTCTTTTCTAACTTCATTTCGTATTTCCTTTTGTAAGGCAGCTTTTCCACCAGCAGCCTTAAATGCAGGATTCCAAAGAGGACGAGGTGGTAAATTACCATCTCTGCTACCATACTCTAACATGATAGCTATCTGATTCAAAGTCTTTCTTGAAGTCTTACCAGTATAGGTAATCTTCTTGATTCCAATTGGTAAACCAACGAAAGTTCTATTCTTGGTCTTTACTACAGTAACGGATTTAGCATATTGACCCGTGAGTCGTAATAGAGTATGCTCCCCATATTTCTTTACAGTACCTGGAGCATGTTTTGGCCAAGAAGTATGGGTACCGGGTGGTGGAACACCCGTATTCAAACTTCGTCTTACTATACGAAGAAGTTGATTACCAAACTTTTCTGTACCTTTCGCATAGCCTTCGGTTAAGATACTTGGAGTTTTGGCAATCAACCTTTCTGCACGAGCTTGTTCTCGTTTATCTACGTATATTTCTAGAGGGCCAACTGGAGTCGATAGTGTAATATTAACCGACTTACTTGGCATAATTCTTACTGTTGTTTAGGTTTATCCAATCCCAGCTCCTGAGCAATTCTCTGTAACAGAGTCTCTTGAGTGGAGATTCGTTGGTCCATGTATTGACGGAACTCCTCAAACCCTGGAGCAGGTTTACTTGGAGCAGAAGGTGATTGGTTAATTGAATTGAGAATGTTATCGCATTCAGAAACAATTGCCTCAAACTTTGGTCGATTGTTAAGTATATTCAAGGCATTCTGTTTCTGCATAGTAACCTCATTAATTATATTCACTATATCGGTAGTATAATATACCCCATTATAAATACCTTCATCAGATTGTGATGGCAAGTATATGGTGAGTTGTGATACCGAATCTTGGATTACCAATTCGACACTGTTAACAAAGCCGTCTTTAGCACCAGAGGCCATTGGTTTACTTTCTCCTACCTTTACGATTCTTGCTGTATCAAAAATAGGATAACCAGACCGTCTGTCTTTTTCTAATGTGAAAATCACTTCACCTTTCTGTACCTTTTGGAAAATCAATGTTCTTTCGTCCATAATCATCTTTTATTAATTAAGTTTAAACCAAATGAAACTGCACCTGGATTCCTTTGCATGAAGTCTACCAGGTTTAAGAATTGATAGTATCCAAATTGATTTATGAGTACCTGAGCTTTGTTTGCTACTTCTTGTGCAATCTCTATATTGGGAGCAGGTAGAGCTAATTGTATCTTGAATTCGGTGAGTTGTTCTTGTTCCATAATTCCTTAGTTTAATGAGTTAAAACGAAAAAAGGAGTACACCTAAAAACAGATGCACTCCTTTAATCATCTTGGTATTTTAAATTACTAAGCTGGCGTTGTAGTACCGGTCTTCAAGGCAGCTACCACTTGATTGACGATGTTCTGGTCTCTCTGAGCATCTATCACTCGATTGAGGCGAGCAATCTCGGTGTCTTTGGCAGTGTTCTCGATGAGGCACTTGATTTCCTGTTGGCCATTCTTGAGGTCACAGCAGCAACGTTCCAACTGAAGAGCCAAGTCAGATTTTACTTCTTTAATCAAGCCTTTGGTTTCACAGCAGCAATCCGACTGTTGGTGTTCCATGTGGCAGAGACGATCCATAACACGGTTGAAGCCTGCGCCCATTTGGTCACGAGAATCTCGGATATCCGAATTAGTTTTGTAACCCAAATCGCAAAGACCTCTTTCCGTAGTGAAACGGTTGTTAAGGATTTCTCTACCAACACCGGCAACATCTTTTGCTACCCCACTGATTTCTTGAGTAACTCCACGAGCAGCATCAGAGATATCTTTGTAGATACCTGCCTTTGCTTCTTGAACCGTAGATTCTACTTTCTGAATGTCAGCTTTGGTATCATTGATTTTGTCCCATACGGAAACTGCAGCAGCACCAAAGCCACCACCTACCAATGCACCCCCGACGGCACCCCATCCAGAGCCCCAACCGGAATTCCGGTTATAACAATCATTACAGCCTCTGTCCGCGATTACAACGCCATCGCCAGCACCTTTTACTTCTACTCCCATAATTTTATGGGTTTTAGGAAATTAATAATTAAGTTTTTAGGGTCTCTCATATAATAAATACTGGTGTTGTATATAACCTATGATATACTAAATACATAATCATAGGTTATAGTTGCAGCATTCGGAGTTATATTGACTGTAAGCTCCCAACCATTATCATCATTTTCTGCTTGCCTTAATTTAATGGTACCCGACCTTGTTGATTCTACGGTATTCTCTGTTAAGGTTAAGGTTAACCCATAGTTTCCATTATCACTTGATAACGTTGTGATTGCTACATTTGTAACCCAACTTGGTTTTGAGGTTACAGTTAAAGCTAATGGGTATCTTGTACTTATTTCAGAACCGTTTATTACCTTAGTCTTAAAAGAATAAGCTACATCAACTGTAAAGTTATTACCTCCCAAAGCCGATAATCCAGTTCTAGAAGTAGTTCTAGAACCAGTAGGGGAAGTAAATGCCAAGTAATACTTATAAGATACTGAAGCAGCACTCTGTGTAACTTTAATGGTCTTAGTAGTTGCCCCACTATAGGATGCAGTTACTGTACAACTTCTACTTGAAGTACCTGTGTTCTCTGTAGCAGTAAGTACCGTCTTAGCTGAATTCAAACTAAATCCAGTACCACTTGCACTAACCGTAGGTGTAGCACTCTTCGAAGAACCTGCACTTGTTGACCCTGAACTCCAATGGTTGGTAATAGATATACTTACACTGGCATAAATATTAACACTACCTCCTGAATTAGAGATAGAATATGAATTTGCCGATAAGCTTATTACTGGTGTACCCTCAGTACTACTGATAATTGAATTCGCTGCCTGGTATACTGGTACACTTACAGATTTGGTTTTACCATTTAGTGATAAGGTACCAGTAAGGGCTCCTACCCGGGTTCTAGATTTAACCGTAGTTCCCAAAGAACCTGCACTAACTGCAGTACCATAACTAATGCTAGCACCGCTTGTAATTGTGCCACCTCCAGTTGTAGAACCATTCCATCCCCAAGTCTGAGAATATGATGGCATACTTGAGAATGAACTTCTACTTCCTCCACTTGCAGGTATATCGGATACACTTCCTCCACTTGCTGTAATCTCACTGTAAGTCCTATAACCTGCCGACTGAGAACAAGATAGGGTTAACTTCTTCCCTGTTTCAGCTTGGGTTAAGGTTACCGTACCACTTCGTGTACTGGTAGAAGTATTATTACCCATAGTTACAGAAGTACCACTTCCAGATACACTACCAGAGTTGGCTCTAGTATAAGTTAAAGCAATTTGGTTACCATAATTATGCCCATTTCTCAATTCTTGCTTGTAAGAAGTAACGGTAAAGGTTTTAGTACCTCCTGTAGCCCCAAAAAGTATAGAGGTAGGTGATAAACTCCAACCATAGGTCCATGATTGAGAGGCTGCTGCTTGAATAAAGGTTAATTTAAAAGTTTTACCCGATTCATACTGTGTAACAAGAGTATTGGAATCAGACCGAGAGGTTAATCCCAAATTCTCTGAAGCAGTCCAAGGAGGTGTTTGAGAATGATTAGTTATCCATGCAGGTTGATTACTAATAACATAATTTACCGTAATTTCAGCCCCATTAGCTACTCCATCCCAATATTTCTGTTTTGTAGTAATAAAAATAAACCCCAGATTAGAAGAGCTTGGATTACCCAAAGCATCAAAGCTTACACTACTGTATCTAGTAGTAAAAGTATATTTCCAAGTTACCTTATGAATATCCTCTAACTTTACTGTTTCGTTATTTCCATAGGAACCGGCATTGGATAGTTCCAATCCCACATAATTTTCCCCTGTTCCTGTAGGGGAGAGTGCTAACAATTCAGCCTTGGTAGGACAGTCATTGCCATCCTTACCAAGGCCTACTTTACTTTTGACAGCACTCCAGGTTGCTATCTCTCCCATAAGATTTATTTGTTTTTAAGTTCCTGAATCTCTGCCTTCAAAGCCTTGATTTCATCATAGAGAAGTTTAACACCCTCGATTGCCAAGGTTGACATCTTGTGATATTTAACTTGTTTTACGAGTACGTATTCTTCTCCGTTGATTTCCAGGGTTTCGAATTCTTCTGGATTGGGTACCGTAGATTTCTCTACTGGAACTTCCTCTACATATTTACCAAAGCCCAATCCCTCAAGATTCTGAGCAATAGTTCCCTCGTCCTCTTTACCAAGCATTTCGAATGACTTGGTTGGTATCTGGCAAATCTGTTCCAGAGTATGACTCAAATCCTTAATGTTAGATTTGAGTCGAACATCTGAAGATTCTTTGAAGAAACCAGAAGGAGCCGTGGTCTTAGCAAATACTACCTGGTCGGTAGTTGCCAATCCCAATTGAGCTCTAGTTACTGTATGAGGATTATCCTTTCTACCTGCATGGTTATTGATAGAAGTTTGAGCAGCAGTACCTGCAGCCTTAGCATCGGCAATAGCAGCAGCCTGAGCAGTAGATACTGGCTTATTTGCATCCGAAGTATTGGAAGCATTACCCAAACCAACCTGGGATTTGGTAACTCCATGAGGATTAGATTTATTGGCAATATGGTTATTTACCTTAGTTTCCAATGCAGTTACATCTGAACCAGTATCGGCAATCAAATCGTCAACGTAAGTTTTCAATTCTGTACGAAGAGCATTGATGGCATTAGTTCTATTGGTAATCTCATTTGCCAACCCCTGTACGGTATTATCCAAGTTAGTCTTATCTGCTGCAGTCATTACACCTGCAGTAGTCTTAGTTGCTGCAAGTATATCTCTAATTAAATCTGTAGCACCTTCATAAGTCTTACCATCTGCACTCTTAGTTTTATTATTAAGAGTAGCTCTTACATTAGTTGAATTATGGGTAAGAGTGAATCCAGTAAGAATAATTCCTGGAAGAGAACTATTAAAGGTATCATGAGCATTATCTTTTGCAATACGGGCCTCTTGTTCAGCTTCAATAGCATCTGGTAAGGTTTGATTAAGCTTTATTACACTAT